TCGACATTCTGCCGGTACTGGACGAGACAGACCCAAACCCTACGGACGCGGCACCTACCGCCGCCAACTAGCAGAGGTTCTCGTCGGGGTCGGTTGGTGGCCTAACGACATTCCGTTTGACGCACGTGATCTAGTGACTGTCATTAAAGTGCTTAACGAGCAGAACAAACGGAGATGATGTGAATGAAGTATCGGCAAAAATTGAGGTCGTCGGGCTTAAAGAAGCCTTGAAGACGCTTAACAAGATTGACAAATCTTTGCGCCGTGAAATCACAAAAGATTACAAGAAGATTGTTCAGCCTGTTATTGACGACGCCAACGCGCTTGTTCCTACTGGCGTTCCCCTGTCTGGTATGGCGCGCAACTGGAGCACTCGATCGGGGTTCAAGATGTTGCCGTGGGTGCCTGGCATGAAGCAGAAGATTGCTGCCAAGATCAACACTCGAAATATCAAGGAATACGGCGGTAACAAAAGCAATGTTGGCACGTTTCTCATTCAATGGCAGGGCGCTACTGGCACCATGTTTGACACATCCAAAGAAGGCGCATTGGGTCGTCAACTAACTGCACGTTATGGCGAGCGTTCGCGAGTAATGTGGAAAGCGTACGTGCAACGCGAAAATGATGTCATGTCCGAGATGGGTCAATTAGTCAAGCGCGTCATGGACGAAACAAACAGAGAGACCGCGTAATGGCAATCAACATCCCGATCATCAGCGAGTTTGACGGCAAGGGCGTATCTAAGGCCATCAAGCAATTCAAGCAACTTGAGACCACAGGTGAGAAAGCCCAGTTTGCGATCAAAAAGGCTGCCGTCCCTGCAGCTGCAGCGCTCGCTGGTTTGGCTGTAGCACTCGGTGATGCCACACGTGCTGCGATGGAAGACCAGCAAGAGCAGGCGGCGTTAGCGCTTACTTTGCAGAATGTGACTGGCGCTGGCGCTGCACAAACCGCGCAAGTTGAGAAACAGATCAGCGCAATGAGTCGAGCCTCTGGCGTTGCTGACACCGAGTATCGCAAAGCATTAGAAGCACTTGTGCGCGGTACCAAAGATGTTGGCATTGCCATGAACGACATGAACCTTGTCATGGACATCAGCACGGCCACCGGCATGGATTCTGCCAGCGTCGCTGACGCGCTTGCTAAGGCTTACCAAGGCAACTTTAAGGCGCTTCGTTCGCTATCCCCAGAGATGTCAACCATGATCAAAGAAGGTGCAAGCCTCAACGAAGTCATGGACGTGCTCGGCGGAACCTTTGGCGGGGCAACCGCTGCAAGTGCCGAAACCGCTGCAGGCAAAATGAAGATTTTGTCTAACTCCATTGGCGAAACAAAAGAGTCAATCGGCGCCGCTCTCCTGCCAGTAGTCGAGGCCGTGCTACCGATCTTGAACAAGTTTGCAATGTGGGCACAAGATAACCCGAAAGCATTCTTGGCTATTGCTGCCGCTATCGGCGCGGTCGCAGCCGCAATCGTTGTCACCAACATTGCTATGGCGCTTAACCCATTCAGCCTTATCGCTGCAGGCGTAGCGTTGCTTATTGTTGCCCTGGTCGCTGCTTACAACAAGTTTGAGTGGTTCCGTGACGGCGTAAACGCAATTGTCAACACCGTGATCGGCTTTTTTGCTGGCATGGTCAACGCTGCGATCGGCGCGGTTAACGCAATTATCAGCGCCTACAACTCCATTCCGCTATTGCCAGACATTCCAAAAGCACCAACAATCCCTGTGCCTCAACTTGGCGGTCAAGCAGCGTCAGCTGTCGTTGCCAAGAAGATTCCACGTTTGGCTGAAGGTGGCATCGTGTCTAGTCCTACGCTTGCCTTGATCGGTGAGGCTGGCCCAGAGGCAGTCGTGCCGTTAGATCGCATGCAATCTGGTGGCGGTATCACTATTAACGTCACAGGCGGTCTTGCCACAAGCGCAGAGATCGGTGAGTCGGTCGTTAACGCCTTGCGCGCCTATTCGCGTTCCGCTGGGCCGTTGCAGTTACAGGTGGCCTAATGCCCGGCACAGCTGTCGTTGACTCGGGCAATTATGACCTACAGATCGCTACAGGTTTTCAGGTTGACGCATTCGTTTTAGACGATGCGCTGAAAGGCGTATTAGATAACACCGAGTATGTGCTTGACGGTACGACGGAGTTCGCCGATGTCATGGACTCAACTATCAGCATCAACGTGCGGCGCGGTCGCCGTGACGTAGGCGATCAGTTCAGCGCCGGCACAATGACATTCACCATTCAAGACGTGACAGGGGTGTTTAATCCGTTTGATCAGAACTCGCCTTATTGGGACACCCCGCAAGCAAAGCCTGGGCTTGCACCATTGCGCGAAGTTCAACTAATCCGTTACAGCTCAACCGATGTGCCCGAGTCAATCTTTTCTGGTTTTGTTGTCAACTATGACTACAACTTTGCGCTTGGCGGTCTAGACACCGTAACCGTGTATTGCGCTGACCAGTTCTACTTACTCGCACAAACATTCCTAGACGAACTAAACGTGACCCCAGAGACATCAGGCGAACGCATAGAAACAGTCCTAGACCTGCCAGAAGTTGACTTCCCAGCAGGCGCTCGAAGCATCGCAACAGGCACCGTCAACCTTGGTCACGACGCCGCGTACACCGTGCCGGCAGGAACAAACGTCTTGCAATACCTAACGCAAATCAACGAGACCGCCGAGTTTGGCCGTTTGTTTATGTCACGAGCTGGAGTGCTCACATTTCAAAATCGTATCGGTAACACGCTTAGCGCGCCAGTAGCCGATTTTCATGACGATGGCACGGGATACAAGTTTGATGGTGTGGGCATTAGTTTTGAGGCTGACTCTGTAATCAATAGATCGGTGCTCACAGCTCTTGATGGCAAAACGGCAAGCGCAACGGATTCAGGGTCAATTGCTACATATTTTATTCAGACATCAAGCATTACAAACAGCCTGCTTCATGTGCAGGGAGAGATTGACACCGCAGCGTCCTATCTGCTTAACCCAGAGCCTGAACCGCGCTACACGTCTGTGGCAACCAAGTTTCTGATGCTGACCACAGCCCAAAAAGACACGCTGGCAACCGTAGACATTGGCGACACAATTACCGTGGAAAAGACGTTCCCTAGCGGTACTGGCACAACAGAGTTGGCGCAAGAGCTGTCAGTAGAGGGCATCGAGCATCGGCTGGATTTCAGCACAGGCCACAGCGTCCTTTACAGCACCGCACCGACCACGATTGTATTTGAACTGATATTGGACGATCTGGTCTATGGCGTACTTGACGCAGAAAATGTCTTAGGATAGGAGCACTTATGGGAGCAAACGCAGTTACAACCGTTCCGGTGTACACGGCAGGCGAGGTCTTGACCGCTGCCGATCTGAACATCACAAACTCTGGCATACCCGTTTTTGCCACAACGGTTACGCGAGATGCCGCGTTTGGTGGCGCGGGTGAGAAAACACTTGCCGAAGGCCAGATGGCTTACATTGAGGCAACCAAAACAACGCAATATTACAACGGCACAGCCTGGGTGACATCAGATGGCATGCCGTTGCTAATTGCCGAAACCGCTTTTACTGGTGCAGCATCAGTATCGGTAAATAATTGTTTTACTTCAACATATACAAACTACAAACTTGTGTTAAACGTAACGGTTGCAAGCGGTTCTATTGGTATCAAAATGCGCGCCAGCGGAACAGATTCAAGCACCAGTTATTACTGGGTGAACTATGACATGTATTCAAGCAATGCAGGGATTTCATCTACTGCAGTAGGGCAAAATGTTACAAGCATGTTGGTTGCTGGTGACGACACGCAAGCAATGGTGGAGATTTTCAATCCACAATTAGCACAGGCAACTGGCTTTGCTGTGCAAGGTATAAAACTCGAACCAACTACACCACGCGCTGAATCAACAGTTGGAAACGCTAAAGGCGTACACAACGTAGCGACCGCATACGACGGCTTTAGCCTTGTGCCTGCAATTGGAAACATTACGGGCACTTACACCCTTTACGGATACGCAAAGGCTTAACCATGAAAATTTATGAAGACGGAATTGAACGCGAAGCAACTGCAGACGAAGTAGTTGAAATTGAGGCACGTCAAGCAGAGGCAGTTAAACAGCAAAAAGCAGAAGCAAAAGCATTGGCTGCACAAGCTGCAGCAAAACAGGCTGTGCTTGACAAACTGGGATTGACTGCCGACGAAATAGCCACGTTGCTTTCGTAATGCGTTGGCGTTACCTGATCGGATACGTCGCGCTAATTGCGGTCGTCTTGTGGGGTTGCGCGGGATGTGGTTATGACGGCTCATATCGTTACCGATGCCAAGACCCAGCAAACTGGCAGAAGCCTGAATGCGAACCACCGATCTGCAACCCATCTGGAACGTGCACACGGGATTTGATTTATGAGACCACGCCTTAAACCCGAGGAGCTTCACGCTCGACTAATCGTTGTTGTCGGAAT